ACGGCACCAAGCGCACCACCAGCCAACGCTCCGCCAACTTCAAGCGCCGGGCGTGTATATTTAGGTATTTCATTCATCCAATTTCCTTGACTACGAGCTATTTTCTGTGTGCTTGGATGCTCTTCCTGTTTACCACCGCTCACCGTGGAAAATATTTGGTTTAACTCCTGCTCGCTAGGCGGAGTTTCGCCGGTTACGCGCATCGTTTTGCCACTATTCGGATCGGTTATTTTGTATGTAGGCATCACTCCACCTCAACCTTGAAGCGCCCAATGGTCAAAGGTTCGTTTTTTGAATCTTGGCCAGATATTTCTCCCTTTAAATCTTTCCGCTGTTTCTTCAAAGAATCAATGCTGGTTTTGCCTAAAAGTTTACCGGTATCAATAACCTTTTTCAAATCATTTAAGCTCAAATCGCGGTCATGTATTCGCGCCATTATTTTCGCCTGGTCAATTGAAACGCCCGCAATACCAAGCGAGCCAGATTCCACTTTTGCAATTTCGTTTGATAAGCTAGTCAAAGCCAAATCAAGAGCTTGCAAATCGCCTGAACCCAACATTGATTTAAGCTTATTAATCGGAACGTTTGCCATACGCGAATCCTTGTTATTTATCTTCTTAGCCAAGTCAAGCACAACGTTGGACGTAGAATCAATACGATTGACAAAAGTTCCGATTAAAGTCTCACGTTTGATTAAGTCGTTCATACCCATTTTTTCGCCTTTTAATTCTGCTTGACGAGAAATTACTTCAGGCACTTTTAATCCGCGTTCTTTTGCCATTTGTGCAACTCGGTTGGCCACTTCAGCCTTCATTGCCGCCCCCTGTTTACCATATCCAAAATTAGGCATGATTCCAGAGGCTAGCGTATTTTCCGCCGCATATTCTATAGCATCCTTCGATAGTCCAGCGCCACCAACACCTGCTGTAGATGCCGAAGATTCTTTTTTAAGCTTTGCATCTTCCGACAATTCAGCGCGTGCTTGCCGTCTTATTTCTGGGTCAGGATCATTAATAGCATAATGGACTTTTTCTTCATGCGTCGCTTTTTCAAGTTTGTTTGATCCGATAAACTCAACGTTTGAAATTATCCCGTTTTTAGTACTTATCCTATACTTTCCGGGATTTTTAATAGCGTTTTGTAAAAGTTCGCCGTTCGGCGCTTTATCCGCGCGAGCTTGAAGTTCTTCAGCTGTCCAATTTTTGGTTAAAATTTTAACTATACTGCCGTCCGTTTCGTCATATTTTGTAGACATTTCATCATAGCCCATTTTAGATGCAAGCGCCTGGTGTTCCGGGCTTTTTTCCTGCATTTCAGAAATTTTATTTATTCTTTCGCCAACCGCAGGGTCATTTTTAGCCTGCGAAGCCATGGAGTTGATTTTGCTATGAACAAATTGGAGTCTTTTAGCTCCGTTCATTGCCAGCTTATCTTCTTCGGACATAGATGGCTGTTGTGGCATAGCCTGTCCTTGAGCCTGTGGTGGCATTCCTTGGGATGTTTGCGTGACTGTCCGTCCTTGACCGTTTGGCGGCTGTGCGTTTAAATTAGGCGGCATAGGCGCTTGATTTTGGGGTGTTACGGGCATAGGTTGACCCTGGGTAGCTGTTTGCGGTGGCTGTTGTGGTTGACCGCCTGACGCTTGCGGATTTCTCGGCATAAATTGATTGCTTAAAATATCATACATTCCGCGCGGATCATTTTGGGCAATTCCTGCTCTCTTCATAGCATCAAATTGGTTTTTAGCTTTCATCAAATCAACACGATTGCGTATTTTATCCGCGTTTAACTGCTCGACTTTTGACGCAGTATCAATGGGATCATATACTTCGTTTATCGTTGTTTGTCTAGGATATATTGGTTCAGCCATTTTTTACCTCTTTATAAAAACATCGATAATATAGCGCCTGCATTTACTCCGCCTTTATAACCGCTTCCGTCTCCTTGAGCAGCATTGCTTTTCATAGAGTTTCCAACGTAACCCATAACTTGATTTTGCATGTTGTTCGTAGCGTTTGCGTATATATTGGCATTACTGACAGCGTTATTTGCTACATTATTACCTTGATTCATGGCAATATTTCCGGCGCCTGATGCGTAATTTTGGCCTGAGTTACTTAGCTGCGTTACCGCCGTCTGACCAATTCCCGCCAAAGAAGCAAATTGATTAAACGCTCCCTGATTTACTCCCATTTCTCGGTTGTAGGCATTATTATATTGGTCTGAATTAAAACTTTCTTGCCCCATATAATCCGCTAATTGTGTTTGATAACGTGCAAACTGATTTCCGTATTCTTGAGACGCCGCACCTTGACCGTAATTCATTAAATCTGTTCCGGTTTGTCCTGAGAAAAAACCTCCTCGGGCAGCCGCACTTTTATTCACCGAGTCCAATCCCTGATTAAGCCTCCACTGATAACTGGGGTCAGCATTTGGACCGGACGTACTAAAAGAAAATTGCCCGGGATCAGTTAAACTGTTTTTTTGTCTATACCCCTTGTCTTGCGTCGGATCCATATTTTCAAAACTTCCAGCTAACCGTTGCAACTCAGGCAAAGCTTGCGTTCCTGCTTGTTTCCACGGCGCTTGAATATTTTGTTGATATTCCCACATTTGACGCTGTAAATCCAAAGCATCGTTTGAAGATTTTGTTTGTGCATCAAGCGCTTTATTTTGTGCATCCTCTTGAAATCCGGCTGAAGAAGCAGTAAACGCGGATTTAAGCCACGGCATAAAATCGGCCATTTTATTTACCTCCTATTAACTCAAAAACATCTGTTATGTTTGCGCGGCGAATAATCATTATAGATTAGATGACAGCTTCCGTGTCCATTGGCCGTTCATCCCGGACGTAACCGCCGCCCCGTTCCAAAAATTATTCAGCTGGCTGCTGATGTTTAAAATACGCGCCAAATCGGCAACGGTAAAACCACAATTAAGCGCGGTAAGGTCAGCATCTTGAATGGGGTTTGTTCCCGTACTGCAAAATTCCTCAAACCAGGAAGAACCTAGCGTCGCGATCTGCGCCTGCAGGTCCACAAATTGTGCCGCCACTTGTTGAACACGTCCAAGAAACATTGTCTGCCTTTGATTGTTCATTTTAATCTCTCCTTTTATTTATATTCCCACACTATAATTAAACCCGCTGCACCACTGCCACCCGTTTTAATGGCGCCACCGGAAACGGACACGGCACCGCCGCCACCACTTCCGTACCCGGTCCCGTTGTTTCCGTTTGTGTTATTTGAAGACGCTATTGCTGGCAAGCCTAAAAATGAACAGCCGCCCTGTCCAGAAATAGCGGCACCCGCTGCTGCAATTGTAGAAAAGATTAAACCCCAACCACCGCCGCCGCCCTGAATATTTATGTCTCCACCAGAACCAACACCACCCGCACCGCCCTGTGAAACGGCTTGAGGTAAAGACGTTCCTTGTGCTGCACAACCCGCAGCCGCGCCCCCGCCGTTTGCTGTAATCAGTGGACCGGGACCAAAAGTCGAAGCATTGCCAGCCGTTCCCGCCGATCCGTTAGTTCCACCTGACGCAGAAGCTCCAACCGCATACGTATACGAACCAGCTAAAGAAGTTATCCAAAGCTTAGAATAACCACCACCACCGCCACCCGCAGCCGCCGCCGCTGTTGATCCGGGAGTTGCCGGAACGCCACCACCGCCACCACCGCCGCCTTGAACCTCAACCAAAATAGCCGTGGTTCCGGCGGTTGGTGTATACGTTCCGCTGGCAGACGTCAATATTTGCTTCCCGGTGAATAAATAACCCGTAGCTGCCGCCGCATCTTCGGCGCCGCCAGTTATATGAACATAACCTGTTCCGGTTGGTGCAGACATTCCGGTTCCAGCGGGCGTTCCCCAGCCTCCATCTCCGCGCAAAAATTGAGTAAGGCTGTTGGGAGCAATCGGGCAAAAACCGTGCTTGGTGATAGACACGTTGTTTGTTGTGTTATTGGCTAAAGTAATATCGGCCTCAACCACCGCACCAAACGCGGGATTTCCGGCGGCGTTACCATGCAAAACCGTGGTTGTGCTTCCTTGGTTGGCATAATCAGCAGAGGCAAGTCCGAGCGTAATATTTGCCGACAATGCTTTACCGTTAACCGTGAGCGTTGTTGGAACACCGCCCAAGCCCACTAGGGTTTGGTCGCCGGTGTTGGTGTTTGAAGTGTTGCCTATGACCACTTTTTGTGCATCCGTACAATATCGTTTATCTGTGCTATCGGCTATATCTGCGGTAGTTGCCGCCGCGCCAGATGTTACCAAGCCTTTGGAATCGTAAGTTATTTTAGTTTTTGTTCCCGGAGTAATTGCGGTATTTGCCGTAACTTTCCCGGTAACGCTAGAAATTAAAATATGATCGGAAGCGGTTAAATATCCCGCCACGGAGTCGGTAGCCGCTGGGATAGATATAACCGGGGTATTACCACCTGTACTTTGAACGGGAGACGTTGCGCTTACCGAAGCCACACCCGTAGCCGTCAAAATATAATTTGACAAGTCAGTAAACCACTTGCGCCAAGCTGACGCCGCGATTATGCCTTGCATTTTACTGAACAATCCTTCGTTAAATGGCGGCGGAGTTATCATTAAATTTCAGCCTCCGTCGTCATATATGCACCGATCAAAATCTTTTTAATGGAGGCCGATATCGCAATGCGGAAAGTACGATTACGAGAAGCGCCAAGACGCCGCCAAATTGATCGCGTTTTATATGCTCCCAATGCTCCCAAAGACGACGCGTGATCGCTTGACCAAGTATGCCCACCGTCAACCGACCAAGAAAGTAAAGCAACTGGTATATTTGGCTGATTATTTAAAAAAACTTTAATTACTGTATTGTTATAATTAACAACAATAAAATAATCCATGTAATTACTCATAAAGGCCGAAGAAGGTAAAATCGGCCTAGTGTCAATTATGGCGTTTGTTCCGGCATCTATAAAATAAACTTTGTCAAAACACCCAGCGGCCACAATACCGTTTGAATAAGCCAACCCAATTGCATTACTTCCCACCGTGATCGTAGCCACAACCGTATTTGTGGCGGGGTCTATTTTAGATACCGTTCCGCTTAGGGAATTTGCTACCCATAAAAATTTATCATTAAAAACCAAACCCTCCGGACCGTTCTCAACTGTAATTGTTACGGACGCCCCGGTAATTTCATTTATTCGGGTAACTGTTCCTCCATTGTAATTTGCTACCCACACGCTCCCAAAACAGAAAATAACTTCTTCCGGGTCCAAATCAACCGGAAAATTTTCAACCACCAAGTTAGTTACCGGATCAATTTTAATCGCTAAATTTAAATCTTGATCCACTGTCCAAACGTAATTTGTACCGCAAATAACCCCATAATTAGGCCCCAAAGATGCTTGAATGACCGTGGTAACGGTTTCGGTAATTAAATCAATTCGAGTTATTGAATTTGGAACACTTACACCGCTACCGTTGGAAATCCACAACGAACCAAAACCCGAACACACTCCATGCGGATTAGTTGTGTATTCTGAAATATCTATTGTTTTAACCACTTGATTAGTGGTCAAATCTATTTTAAAAACCGCACCATAATCAGAAGTCACCCACGCATATTTATCCACAACAGCAACATGCTCCAACTGTGCGAAACCAGAATAAGAAATAATTTGATTTTGATTAATAATGTTTTGAACATCGCCCACACCCGTTTCCATATCCATTTGCAAGCTCGAAATAAAAACGTTTCCGCTGTTCAATCCATCCTCTAAAGGAGTGGCGACGCGCAAGCTTGCAATAGGCAAATCATTATCGGTCAAATACTTTTCGGACATTTCATACAGTTTACCACTCTGGAAATCACCTATGTAATGCTTTCCCCATGCGTGAACGTAGCAATTAGCAATGTGACGCCCGATTGCATACGGCGAACCAGTATACAAAGAACGCTCATGCCACATTTGCGTAGTAAAGTCATAAACCCAAGTATGATTTTCCGTGGGAAAAGTTATCTGATAAAACTCGTGTCCATTTTCGGTATAGCAAAATGCGAACGCATCAGAAATTATCGAGTATTGAGAAATATCGTAATTAACCGCTTGCGTAGAAATTGGAACAACGCCGTAACCCTGAGCAGTTCCGATAAAAGCAAACTCTCCGCCATCACCGTTGCGCTGCGATACAAGCCAAGTAATTGTATTGTTTCCTACGGCAACAGAGTAAGGCGCTTCCGTTCCGTAATCAATTACTCCCATGCGAGCGAACGGTGGCGTACCCGTACCCGACTGTATCCAAACTTCCGAAGTATAATCTCCGATCAACCAAGCCTCGTTATGGTTATTTACCACCGCCTGTAAAGTATCGGGAGAAGAATCGGCGGTTGAAATATCTAATCCGCTCCAAGACGTCCCATCATATAAACCAGATACACGCCACTTACCACCACCAGCGTCAACCATAAAATAACCACCAATAAAGCAAACGGTTTTAGACGCAAACGCTTGACTTGACAAAAGTGAAGTCACTACATCAACCACATAGACATTTATACCGTCAACAAAAGCAAGTTGATTACCGCCAGTAGGAGCCAACCCGTTATTAGCCATAACTACACGCCCGGATGCAGTCGCAAGAGTAACCTGTGTGCCTGTACCGCTATCCATTATTGGGAAAAGATTTTTTGCCGCATCCACAGAATAAAGTTTGTTGCTCGCCACAAAATAAATAAGGTTGTTAAAAAAATGAGCACCACGGGAAGAGTTAAGCAATGTATCCACAAAAAGAGTACTGCCAGGTGTACCCACCAAAGAAACCACGCTTTTGCTGTCTTGCGAATTAACCTCTGGGTATAAATTAACGCAACGGCTAGCGTTTACGTTTGATGATCGCCCAAGGTATCCAGGGCCGATAATTTGATATTTCGACATGATTTACCGCCTCTATTCAAACATACCGGACCAAATGTTAAATGCTCGCGTTTTACCAGAAAAGTCAACCGAAGCCAAAAACCGCTTATTACGTGAATTAATGTTTTCAATAATACGCATTGACTCGTGCGCCACTTCGTACACTTCCGGGTGTATCGCCTTTCCGTATTCCGGCGCAAGCTCACAAGCCAAGTTGTAAATCATTGACCGTAAATAAACCGGTGGAAACGTGACTGTATCGCTCAACGTTGCAAACTCCGTAAAAGCCTTTTCAGAATCAATAAAAAGTGTGTAGGTTGACGACGTGTCCGGGTAGGGATATAGCGAAATAGTTCCTTTTTGAACCGTTTGCTGTGTTACTCCCGGATCATAAAACAGTGCTTGCGGCCTACTTACTTCTCCCACTATTGTTTTACCCGCGTATGAATCGTAAGTTTCACGCCCCACAACTTGCAAATCAAAATCAGCGTTATTCGCATCACGCACAAACCCACCTATGATTTCAAAAGGCTTTGCGCTCGTAACATCGCAACCCACAGGGCCAATGGTATAAACTCCCTTAGCGGCGGTCAATGCAAAGCTTTCCTGGACTTGCGCCGTAGTGAGTAAGCTTCGACCAGACCACGAGTCAAGCATAGCATTTAAAGAATAAAAACCATCGTTCATTTGTTGGGCTGTAGGCACTTCACCTTCCGCCAATATAACCAACTTCTGCAAAGCCTTAGTCACTATATCTCGCGGCGTAGTCGCTGGCATAATTACTCCTTGATCTTAGCCTTTCGGCCCCGCTTCTTTGGCAAAACCAATTCTTGCTTAGGTTCTTCGGCCTTTGTCGTTTCCGGCTTAACTTCTTCCGGTTCCGGCTTGATCGGCTCCATGTTTTCATAGATACCAACAAGAACATACTCGCCGGTCATAGCAAAATATTCTTGCTGAAACTTTTCAAGCTCCGCATTGTGATACATGACTTTAGCCTTTAAATTTTCTGCCTCGTTCACCTTTTTAGGTTCCGTGGTCCAACCCAAAGAAACAAAAAAGTTTAACTCTTCCTGATCGCAAACAGTCTTGCTTCCCTCGATAACGTGATAAATCACACGCGGGAAGTTGCGGTGTTCATAAACCTGTGGCGTCAACGTCCAGCCCTCTTTCAACCAAAAAGCAAGGTCAGCTTGAGCATTCACCGTGCGCGGTTGCTCACCAAGACGATATAATTTAACCGGGTAAGTGATTACGTTATCCATAAAGCTCCTTGTTGCGCTTTGTGATATATTCTTTGGTCGACGGCGTTCTTGAGCTTTTGCTTTTTCGTGTATTTGACGCCAACCCTACGGGCCGCATATCCTCGGAATTTCCCTTTAAACTATTAGCAAAGTTTTGTGTCTGATCCGCTCCGTCCAAAAACTTACCGGCCGTTTTTAATTTCTCGGAGCTTTCCTCTTTACTTATTTTATATTTTGTGCGTTTATACATTCTCGGCT